TTGAACCACCATTCTTTGCAGTAACTTCACTACCAGCACCCTGTAGGTCTATAGTACCGACACCTGTAGATGTATGGTTCCAAGTTGTTCCTGTAGTTGAAGTCCATGCCGTACCAACGGTTTGCGTAAGTGTTGTCTCTGGATTGATGGTCATTGCAGATGCAGACTTCATGTTTAGTGTGGACCCTGACTTGATTGATACAATGCCAGAGATGGTTGACTGTGAAAGGTTACCACTTACGTCAAGCAGATAGTCTTTCGATGTTTTGATGTGAACACCACGTTCACTTTCGTTGGAGTCCATCTTCTTACCATCAACAGACAGTTTCCATTGACCGCCGACAACCTCAACACTAGACTTCTCTTTGGAAACAATCGTGTCACCACCGATACGTCCCTTTACATCGTCTTTGATGTTGTATGCATGGTTACCGACAATCTCTTCCTCACGGTTACCACCTATAGGCTCACCAGTGTTTGGATCAGACTTTGCACCAACCTTAATTCTTTCGTTGCCGTGTATCTTTCTATAGAAGTCACCTTCGACTTCCAGTATGTAATCACCCTTGATAAGTTGACGAACAGAACCCTCTACAGTGATATTCTGTGAACCCTTGATGACAATGTTCTCACTACCGATAACAATCTCATAGTTGTCACCGATAATCTTGGTGACCATATCACCATTTGGATGAATCTCTTCAAATGTTCCTGACATGTGTTGACGGAACAGACGTTCTGCGCCTGGACTGTCATCAATCTCTGTAATGTGTCCAGACTCAGATTCAAATACATGGTTGTATGGATACACACCAGAGATATATGGATTTGCATCTTCAACAATACCCTTTGGGTGTGGTTCTTCCCAGAATCCTCTTGTCTCTGCTTCTGCGGCGTCAGATACACTTGCAAGATTTGGTTTGGTTGCAGTAGGGATACCTGTAGCATCTGCTTTGTCTTTGACTATTTTTGCAAAATCAGGATCGCCACGCAATCTACTTAATCTACGAGTGGAAAGAGATAGATGTTCTTCAGAGGCAGCACCTCTAGCAAGACGACTCGTATCTGATTCTCCTACATCATGTCCAGAGTGTCCTATATTGCCTGGATATGGACCAAGTTTTGGTTGAAACTTATAGGGAGTTTGTGGTGATGATGGTGACCTTGGATCACTAAACCCTTCTGCTGGATTTGCTTCTTCTTGTGGTGTGCCAGGAAGAGAACCGATAATCAGTGGTTGTTGAAACTCATTGTCACGAAAGAACCCTACAACCCATGCACCTTCAACTAACCATGAAGGTGTAGAACCCAATCCTTGCATGGATGGGTCTGTTACAGGGTGCATGACATGTGACCAAGGCAAATCAGCCGTGGGGAGTGCAACAACATCCTCAGTATGATAACCAAGGCATCGCACTCTCACACGGCCGACTTGTTCTGGATCATTTCGGTCTTCGACAACGCCGACAAACCAGTTGAATCCATCACGTCCCATGAAATAACTATTCTGCATGGAACTATTTATAACAGTTAATGTAGGTCTGGGTCGCGTCCGTAGCGTTTCTCTACGGTACTCCAGTTGTACCTAAGTACTTCAAGTTTCTTGTCTGGATTTTGCATCTGTAATTGTTGAAGAACCTCGCCGGCTTCATCTTTTTCCAGATGTTCTACCATCGTAGACACGATTTTATACTTTTCCATGATTAACTCCTTTATCAATTGATTAGTGATCTTTAATCATCGGTTTTGAAATAATCAAATGTGTTCTTTCGGGTCCACAGTTAACAAAAGTGTGTAGAATTGTAGTATCAACCTCATAGAGAAAACCGTCAGCAGGTATGTGAATTACTTCATTCAACGTAGGAAAAACAAAGTAAGCATTTGGGTTGGTTATAAGGGCCGCATGATAACGAGGAGAGTTGTCCCTATGAACAGAATATGATGTGCAAGGATTCATATGCATAATTCTAGCACGTTCACCGTCCACATCATGTATCATATCAGCAAAAACTGTACCCTCGTAAATTTCATTTAGTGTTCTGAAATCTGACTGATTTACTATAAATCTTTTCTGATAATACTGATATGCACCATCATTCGAATGCCATTTACCATCAGTCCAATCTACATCCGCACCTAGACCATCTGTATATTGATTACCTATAGACTTTTCCCTGCGTTGTACACAAGTCTGTAGGTTTTGTCCTTTTTCGAATTTATGACTGTCATACAATTTACTTCCTAAACGAGATTGTATACGTTCCCATTCAACTAGACATCTATCTAGATCATAGGAATGATTTGTCTTTTTGATGGGCATGGTTAGATATTTAGACATTTATTCATATTACCAAATAAAATATAATAAGTCAAGGTCACTTCACAATTAAGTTATCTTTATAGATACTTTTCAAACCAAGTGCTTCTGTATTGAACTTGACTAGATTACGAAGTGACTTTTCAGTAATAAATGTCATTAGAACGTCTCGTTGTCGGTTTCCATCGACACCAATCTTCCATTCATACTTACCAACCTTCTTCTGGATATTGGCAATCGCAGTAGCATCTTTACTCATTGCGGTAAGTGCATCCTGCAACTTCTTTGCGTTGGGATTATCTTTACGCACCCAAAGAGCCTTTTGCATACCATCTCTAAAACTTTTTACGAGTTTATATGCATCATAAAACTCACCACTTGGTGCAACACCGTACTTATTTTTGAACAAAATCTCAAACTGCATATTGGGATAATTTGGATCATCCATATGTGATGCACTGTTTGCGTCTAGAATACCATGTGTAAACCACACTCTAGCATCTGGATTTGATGCAACATGTTTCTTGTATGCGGCAGGATTCTCTCTTGTACCATTCAGTTCACCACGTTTGAATGCTAGACGCCGTTCACCTCCACTCATACCTGATACCCAAGTAACATTTTTCTTAAAACATTCAATATACTGATCTACACTCAAATCAGGTCCACACAATAACATTGTCATTGCAAATGCCTCAGGCACCATTCCAGAACCAGCGGCAAATGAAATCTTATCCCCTGATTTGTAATCCTTGCGAATACCCGCAATGATATTCAAGTTCATAAGTCCAATGCTGGTATAGTCTGCATAATTGTAATCAACGTTCTCTTGCAGAAATGAAACACCATTCCCACCATGAGACACCATTACAGTCTTATCGTCTTTCTGTAGGTCATTATGAAACTTATTGAAGCCGGGAATATCTCTTGCGCCTGGAATGGTTTTAATAATAATTTTTTCACCAAGGAAGGGGGCAAGTTCTTTAGCAACGATTTCAGTCCATACAGTGGTTCCGCCGCCGGGTTTTTGTGGAACAACAAATGTATAATCCGCACTTGCTGTCGAAGTCATTCCTAGCACCATGGCTAGACTCATTACTAGTTTATGCATAACTTAATCTCCTTTTTGTGGTTATACCCCAAGCAAATACACCTGTAGTTAATAGTAAAAGTATAACAAATATTGGTCTTGTGACCAGTTGTTCAATAGAATACAAACTCGTCACTTGTAGTGTTAGAGCCTCTACACGCTCTGCTAGTATAAATCCAATTACCATTGCAGGACGACTGAATTTATATTTCTTACACAGTATGCCTAGAATACTGCACACTGCAAGAATAAAATAATCTTCCCATCCACCTGTATATTGAACACATGCCCAAGTAATGAACACAATCAACAGGGGGAAATAATACTTGTATGGCACACGAGTGATGGCACTGATGTATCGTGTAAACAACAAACAGAACACACCAACCAGAACAGTTGCCCACATAAACCCAAATGTTAGACTGTCAAAGAAACGTTCGTCCTGTGCTAAGTCTGGTGTACCCAGTTCAAATCCCAAATACATAAACAATGCCATGATCACCGCTGCGAATGGTGCGCCGGGGATACCAAACAACACAGTAGGAATCATTGATGTTGCCTTCTGTGCATTGTTTGCACCCTCTGGTCCAATAACACCTTTGATATTTCCATCACCAAACTTTTCTTTAGGGTGTGCTGCAACAGTTGACCCATATGCCATCCAATCTGACATTGCTCCACCAAGTCCAGGCAGTAAACCAACAAACGCACCTATAAAACCACCACGCAATGCATCCCATTTACTAACCCATACAGCCTTCACACCTTCTATTGTTTGACCAAGTTGATCTGCACTGTTCACGGTTTTACGTCTACGTTTCAATCCATCTACAAGTTCTGGAATAGCAAACAACCCTGCAACAAAAGGCATAAGTTGTATACCATTACCCAAATAATCCCAACCTAATGTATAACGGTCAGCATTTGTTGCAGGGTCAGTACCAATAAGTCCCAAACCAATCCCAACTACAATCGCAATCAAACTACGAACCCACCAAGTACTTGACACAAAACCAACAGTCGCAAGTGCAAGCATGGTAAACGCCCACAGTTCTGGTATGCCCAAGATCATTAACAGGTTTGTGTACCAAGGTAATAGTGCAAAGGTGAGTGTTCCCCAGAGTAAACCATTCACAGTGCTGGTTGTCACTGCGGCAGTTATTGCGTAGGTTGCTTGACCCTTTTGTGCTAGAGGAAACCCGTCTACCATCGTAGCAGCAGCACTGTTTGCGCCGGGTATTCCAAGAAGAACACCTGTATAAGTGTCACCTGTTGTAGAGGCGGCAACGACGGCCATACAGAATATCACACCCAAGTAAGGTTGATCGGCAAAATAACTAATAAATCCAAACAACGCTACAAGGCCAGTGGTCGCACCAGCACTTGGAATGATACCTATTAAGAGTCCATATAATGTTCCTGCTACAAGAGCATAAATTTCATGCATAGAAATACACAACAGGCATTGATGCCTGCGAATCCTTTCAAATTTGTGGGGGAAACACTTCTGAACTTCACGCTATGTCCGTTAGAAATGTTGTACTTCTATTTAGTACGCCACACAAAGTAGATTCGACCTCTATGACTGTCTGTTTTTATATCTAAGATGTCTACGTTAAGTTGTTCAGCACAATTAACAATGAAGTTTGCATCCCAAGGGTAAAAGTAAATCCAGTTGCTGTGATTTTTACTACCCACAGGTCTGTCTGCTTCATCATGTGGTAGGCCGGGATTGACACGAAAGAACATAACAGCGCCGGGATTACACAAACTTACTGCATGTTCAAGTTCTGCAAATACTTTATCAGTGCTACCAAAATTAATACTACCCAGTGCAAGCGTAGCATCATACTTTTCGTCTGGATGGTAATCCAACAGTTTCACTTGCAAGTCCGCTGCATTGTTATATGGATCAATACCAATTAGGTTATGAATCTTACCTTTGAATTCATGATAACCACAACCAATATCCAATACACGTTTGGGATTTAAACTGTTTACCTCATCAATAAGTTTCAGTCCACTGTACTTGTACTTCTTCATTTCAGCTTGCCAGTGATTTCGAAAGTAGTTATCAAGCACCTTGTCATCTATCTGATCGACAAGTTCTCCCATATGTGAGTATTCAATTTGATCCAGTTCAATATCAAAGGTACTCTGTATAGCGTGTCTTAGTGTATTGGGTTGACGCAATAACTGTGGACTAACATGTATTAGTTGTTCAAGCTTGTTTAGAATTTTATGATTCATTCATTTCCCCATAAGTTGCAAGGAATACATCACTGTGATGGACATCCTGCTTCCACGATAGCATATGCTTTTGTCCAAAGTCGAGTATTAATTTATTCTGTTGTGCAATTTCTTTTCTCATACCGTTCTCGTCACCATACCAATCATAGTTAGGATACGATATGTCAAATCCACCCGCTTGCATCCACCAATCGAAACTGGTTTCATCAGGACGGTACACAAGTTGTATCAATGCGTCGGGATATCGTTTGATAATCTCGTCAAAGTGATAAACCCACTCATGACTCATGAGTAACATCGTTCCAGTTTTGTCTTGAAACGGTGCAGTCAGGTTATCATAATTCAAATTGGTGTCAAACTCCATTCCTGTGCCGAAATAACTGTCCATATGACCACCATAATCTCCATGACGATACACACGATGCGGTGCTCTATCAGTGGTGTTGTATTGCAACTCTTTCTTTAGACGTTGTGCCACACCACTCCATCTACTGCCAGGAACACCTGTAAAGAATATCAGTTTTTCATTCACAACCATCTGGAACCTCAAATTTTCTGTAACCATTTTCATTATAGTCACACCAACTCTGCTCAACGAGCATCAACCACTCATCCTCTCTATGAGCATGCTCTGGAAAAGGACAGGAATCACTGAGAAACAGATCATCGTAATGCAACAGAGTTCTGTCATTTGTCATTTCAATGAACTTACTCCGTGCAGGGGTTGAATTGAATCGTTTAAAGATTTCTGTTGGACCACCTTGAAAGGCTTCTTCCAGACTTAACTGTTTCAGAAACGTTTGGTTTGAACTTCTTACATCATTTTCTGTGATACCACCATGTTTATAATCATTTTTCAATACCCGCTCAATAAAGATTGTGACATAATGCTTTGGTTCGAACTTCAAGGATATGATTTCATAATCATACTTCTTCAATAGGTCAATATACTCTGAATAGAGTACATTTTCTGTTCCTTGTATAGTTGTAGGACTGCAACACCACAGTGGATGTGCAGGCACATACTCATAAGGATTGACTGACAGAACTTCTTCAAACCGTTCCAAAGTCATATCACTCTCACGAATTAGCTTTAACCAATTCTCACATTCGAGTGGTTGTGGCTCAGTTTTGTTTGCACGATCAAATGATATGTCGGGTTCAACTCCATTAAGAAATCGAACCGTCATATCACCTTTCGTTCCACCAACGTATTCAAAGATATACTTCATTCAGGAATAATCTCAGATGGAAGAATAAAGTCCAGTGAACCACCAGAACCCTCAACTTCGATATAAACCGAGTCAAGAGACTTACCCTTAATCGGTACATACTTCTTCAGCTTCTTGGAATAGGTAAGAAATACCCCATTTTCCAACTTCACATCATCATACGAGTCCTTATCAGAACCAATCGCACAGATTTTCGCGATTTTCGACTCGCCGTATTCACCCACATAGGTCACTACTTCACCGATATTCATATTTTCTCTCCTAGAGTTTCATAACTAACACAATTAAACCAAACCATACTACACTACCCAACAACAACAGTCCCAATACCACGAAGACTGCTTTCATACTTCTCACAGGATGGCGTATCAGGTAATACACTGCAAACCCTGTAAGAAGTAATATCAATAATCCTACCATAATCCCAATGATCTTCCGTTACCCACTATGATGAACAGACAGGTAACAATATGTAGAAGAACCCATGCAGTTCGTATCAGTGCAACCCTGTCTGACTTACGGTTATCAGAGTATGCCTTTGCACCTATTGCTTTACACCAGTAGTTCCACATTCATGCTGCTCGACGTGCAATGTCATCATCAATCATTTTGTTCATACCTTCAAGGGTCATGGGATAACCACGCATCTTGAGTATCTTAGCAACGTTGGGAGATACATAACCCTTTGTCTCAAGAACCTTCAGAGGAGCCATACCACCATCCAGAAGATCGAAGTACTCATTCACATCGAAGTTATCACGAAGGAACTTCTTGAACGACACCATTCCACCATACTTGAACCGTGCAACGAACTTACCATCATACTTGAGGTACATACCATCATAGTTGAAGTTCTTGTTCACAAACTTGGTCATAGTCATCTCCGTTGTTTTCCGAGTATGTCTAATAGTACCATACTCAGAAAGGTTTGTCAACAAAATAATGCAGGGAAGTTCAAATAAATTGCTCTCAGTTTTGGGGGGGGGTGTCTTGGAAATAATCTCAGGAAAT